TTATTTGTCCCACTTCTATATATAGAAACGCATGGTAACACGCACTGCAAACACCATCTCAAGGGATGTAGAGGAACTACACGGTCGTAAACTAACGAACCGTCAAAAGGAGTTCGCAAGGTACTTTGTTGAGGGGATCTACTCCAATGCGGAATGTGCTCGAAAGTCTGGATATAGCCCAAAAGTTGCTAAGACTTCTGCAAGCACTCTGTTAAATGGTAAAGATTATCCTCATGTTGTAGATTATATTACTGAACTCCGACAGGAAAGAGAAAGGCGTTATGGCGTCACTGTCACTGGCCAACTCAAGCGTCTTCATGAACTATCCGTTGGAGCGGAAGATGCAGGACAGTTCTCGTCTGCAATTAATGCGGAAAAGATACGATCTGCTCTTGGCGGTCTAACTGTAGATAGAAGAGAAAGTATTCATTCTTTGGATGATCTTACTCGTGAAGATATAACCGCAAGACTAGCCCAACTCCAAAAACAATATCCTCAAGCATTTATCGAGGGAGAATATTCTGAGGTAAAAGATGTCAACACCAGAGGCGAACTTTTGGAAGACGATCAAAAAAAATCTACCGCCTAAATCCTTTGCTACTCGTATAGAAAACCGTCATGGGGGCGGAATACCTGATGTGCATATTATATGGGATAATCTACCTTTTTGGTTAGAACTAAAAGTGACCAAAGCGAACGCCGTAAATCTCTCACCTCACCAGATCGCGTGGAATACTGCATATTCTCACAGGGGAGGGTTAAGTTTCATCTTAGTAAAGAGGGTCGGGGAGCGAGGTCTATTTTTATTTGAGGGTGGTCGGTCGTCCGAGGTTAAAGAACAAGGATTAAAGCTAAAACCGTTGTTTTCGGGTTCGGGCTTCGGGGATCTCTGGTCCTTGATTCGGGCACAGGCACCTCTGGTGCAATAACCATAACTATAACTATAACTATAACTATTCGGGTTTCGGGCTTTTCGGGCTTTTCGGGTTCGGGATAATTCGGGCTTTCGGGCTTCGGGTCTTGGAGCGTTAACCAGAACCATAACTAGAAAGGATATGAAAGCATTATGGCCCTGGTGTTAACGCTGCTAGGCTTTGTAGACCTGGGCTTAGTATACCCTGGCGCGAACGCCAGAGCAAGTTTTTTATGATATCTCGTTAAAAACATTTGTTAAGAATTCATCATCATTCTTAAACGAAAATCTATATTCTGAATTATAACGGTGCGTTTCTTTGACCTTGTCACGGTAGTAAATTACTACCGTGTCCAAAGTTCCATCATCGCCAATCCAAATATCAGGACTACATGAAGCGTAAAAACTCATGAGCAAACCCACAGATCTTCTAGAGCTTCATCAAGACCTATTTCATCGTTATAGTAAGAAGCGAACGCGCTTTCATCCCACCAATAACCCTCGATAGTTTTGGTTTGCGTATTAATCCAAATGTTAGGACCACCAAAGGCCACTAGAACTCTTGCACCAATATATTGTTTTTCACTAGTAACGATATATTGAATGTCTAGCACATCTTCAAGGTAGTCAAACCCGTGTACGGGTTCGCCTTCTTCATTTGTTAGGCCATTATCTAAATCATGTGCAATACTATCAACATGATTTTGAAGGTTTGATTTAGTTTTCACACTCATATCAAAAATCCCATTGTATATAGTCGCGTACACCGTCGAGATTGTCGATTGCGTAGTTGAATTCAATATTGGGGTTTTCCATAGCTATTGACGGTTCTATTAGATATTCACCGCATATCGCTAGGAATTCCCAACGCTTTTCTATTTCGCGCGTTGTTGCGCTTTTGTGATCTATTTCTAATGTATCCATTTTTTTATCCTTTCTAGGAATGAAAAGGGACGGCTTGCACCGTCCCTAAGTTTTATTTTTCGTTAGCAATTTTTAACTCAGGCTCGTAAATCCTGCCGTGGTCGTTATTATTAAACGCTTGCACGATATCGCTAATCATTCGTTGATATCTGGAACGTCTAAATCCTTCCTCGCTGTGCTCATATGCTATTGCAAGCGCGTCAACTAATAAACCCGCGTCAGAATTTGTTAACTCAACTTCGACAATAACTTCGTTTGTATATTTGTATTTCATGATAAATCCTTTCTATATGTTAATCATGTAAGTACAGTCTGCATTATATCCTTGTAGAATGCAACAATAAAATGCATTTAATAATAATTAATTCGGGCGGGTATTTTAGCGGTTCGGGTTCGGGTTTCGGGCTTTCGGGCTTCTATTTTAACCAGAACTTGACGCGCTCTTTATAGTTATAACTATAACTATAATATATATTAATATGATCTAAAACCTGGGTAGACACTACAAGCTTGTTGATACTTGTAGTGTCCTGGAAGTTATTGCAAGTTCTCTATCCAAGAATCTTCAATTGACTTAGAAGGACTGTTCTTTTCCTCGATCTTAAGTGGACCTATTATCAAGGACGCTTCATCCTTGGTTAATGGCAAAGAGAATTCTTTACCTAGTTCTGTGGACAACTTGTTTATTGTCCACAATTGCTTTGATGTTGCTAGTTCTGACATTTTCTATCCTTTCTGAATAGTGGTTAATATCAAGTTGGACACTTGCAGCAAGTGTCCAATCAGCTATTAACTTAATCATCGTATTTATCTGCATACTTTAAAGAGTTAGACGGCTCACCATGTTTTTGAATTAACCAGTTATGATTTGTTAAAGCTTCCCAAAACTTAGGCTCGTCGTCGCCTAAGTCGTTTGTTATTGTATTTAATTCTCTAATCATTTCGTTCACCTCATCTTTTCTGCCCTTCCATCCTAGATGATCCAATGCGTCATCATAGTCATGCAAAATATTAATTGCACGGTTCACCGTTTTGTAGATGTTTATTTTATCTGATATCTTCATTTTCTATCCTTTCAAAATAGTGGTTAATATCAAGGTGAGCACTCTTGCGAATGCTCACTCAGCTATTAACTCTGATCAGTAGGCCAAACATCTTTTGTGTAAGTTGGTCTCCAAAAGCCTTCAATCCAAGTTTTCTTAATTATTTCTCTTGGATATGTCTCTCTATGTTCTTTGATCATTTTATTAGCTTCACTTGTTGTGACGCTGATTATCTTCTTTAAGGTTTTGTAGTTCACCTCAGAATATTCAAAGAACCCAGAAAGAAGATTGATCATTGCGTCTTCTTTGTTCTGGTGGTCTGATTGCGGTTCGATCTGATTAAGTAAAGCGGCGAAGCCTTGCTGTATGTTCTGTTCTAATTTGTTCATTTTTCTATCCTTTCAAAATAGATGGGAGGGCTTGCACCCTCCCGTTAATTATTTGTTTCCATAAGGTATATGAACTTGGCACTCTTTAAATACTGCTGTTTGCAGAACCCATTTTGCATGACGTCGCAAAGTATCTGCACTATTTCTTTCTTTACCTCTATAAGTCTGATACCCAGATAATAATTCTTTTGCGAAATCCTTTGCACCAATAGTTTGACAACCTTCATTATCAGATTTCACTACATGCTCTGAAATCGTGCCATTATCAAAAGCATAAAGACTTACCATATAATTAGTGCCATTAATTATTATGCTGGCAATTGCATGGTTTGAAAAACTATTAACGATAAGATCTGCAAATCGTTGAGTCCGTGTGTTTATGTTTATTGGCGTAAGTCGTAGATGCCTAATCGTTGTTGCGTTCATGGGATTATCCTTTCTAATGATTTCCATAATTTCATTATGCACTTCAGCTGCTTGCAATGTCAACAAGTATCTGCAAGTAAATGCAAACTAAATGCAATTAATCTCTGTCAACTGTTACGTTACGTCACGTTCACCTTATGTTCCAAAACCCTATGTCAAGTGTGACGTTACGTCACTTATTATTGTGACGCTACGTAACGTTCACCTTATGTTCCACAGCCCCACTAGCTCTCAGATCCTTGCAGACGTCCGCACGCTGGGGGTAACTTGGGGCAAGTGGGTCGGGTCACGGCCAGGGTCAGGCCCCCCACACCCCCTTAAAATCGGGCCGCCGCTTCAGTCCCGCCCTCCCACCCTAGATGAATAGTTT